GGCGTTATCTGTTTAGATACTGCACAGTAGGTAAAACGATCGCCTCTCCTCCTTTCGGGGGAGGGGCTTTTTATTTTTTATAGAGATTAATCATGAAGATCATTAGCGAAAAAGATTTACGCGTTACGAATAACCACGGGACCGCAGTAATTTTTTATGCGGGCGTACCAAAAAATATTGCAGATGAGATTGGTATCCTCGCTATCCAGATGGGTGCGAAAGAGTACAACGCCAAGTTCGTCGAGGAAGAGGCTGCTGAAGAGGCAGTGTTCGAAGAAGTAACAGAAGCAGTTTGCGCCGCGCCAATAGCGGATACGCAATTGGACGTAGTACTGGTCACCTGTCTTGAAAGAATTATGGACGAGGGAGACCCAAAGAAATTTAAAGCCGACGGCTATCCCAAAGCAGCTGTAGTGAACAAAGTAATGGGTAAGACGATTGACACTGATACCCGAGAAGCAGCGTGGGAATCAATACTTAACTCATAGGTAAAACACCATGTCAGTAACAGTACAAAGCGTAATAGACAGAGCTCAGACAGTCTTGCAAGACACGACCGGCGTTAGATGGCCAGTTGTTGGAGAGCTTGTACTGTGGATCAATGACGCACAGCGCGAAATTGCGCTGATTAAGCCTGACGCCAGTGCTACGAATAGCACTATAACTCTTGCTACTGGTACAAAGCAGGCTATCCCTACTGGGGGCAATCGACTGCTTAAAGTCGTTCGTAATATGTCTTCAGCGGCATCCAGCGCAACTGGTAAGCGAGCAGTGCGAATAGTAGATCGGGAAGTGCTCGACGCACAGACCCCTGATTGGCACGACCCTACTGTTGGTGGCGATGCGTCGCACACTACTGTTGTTAAGCATTACATATACGACGAAGCCAATCCTCGTAATTTCTATGTCTACCCTGGCGTCGCGGGTGACTCATTTCTAGAGATCATTTACAGCTCCAACCCCGCTACGGTAGCGCAGGCAGATGATTTAGCTATACCAGACATCTTCGCTAACGCCGTTATGAACTATGTCCTGTATATGGCCTACATGAAAGATGCAGAATTCGCTGGCAATGCAGAGCGCGCCACTACGCATTATCAAGTTTTTGTAGCAGGCGTTACAGGTAAAGGGCAGATTGATATGGTCACTACGCCTAACGCCGATACGCGACAGCCGCTCCCGATCATGGGCCGAAGCTAGGGGTTAAGATATGGCGGTTTCATATGAATCGTTAATACCAGAAATAGCGCCTCATCTTTATGGCTGCCCCGACATGCTTATTAAGAATAGCATCCGGTCTGCGGTCATTGAGCTGTGCGAAAAAGCGAACGTGTACCAAGCCGAGCTAGACCCGCTAACAACTGTTTCGGGCATTTACGAGTATGACCTTGAAGCTCCATCAGGCACCAATGTGCATAAGGTGCTGTGGGTGACCCATGAAGGGAAAGACCTTGAACCGGTAACCAGCGCACTAATAGAACAGCGCCTCCCTAAATGGCGGCAGACAGACCAGCATGGAGTCCCTTTGTACTTCATAAAACAGACTAGTTCTCTGGTCTGGCTCGCCCCAATCCCCGCAACTACAGGCATTAGCAGCACCATAATACGTGCGATTCTTAAGCCGACGCACTCTAGTAGCTCGTGCGATAACGACGTAATGAATGACAATCGTGACGCAATTATAAACGGTGCATTAAACAGGCTACTCAGAATACCGAACCGAGATTGGACAGACTTCAAGCATTCACAAGTATACGGCGCACTGTTTAATGAAGCCGTTGTTGCTGCGGAGAGACGCTCTCGAAATGCGGATACCGGAGTAGCACGGACAGTCAGATATGGAGGCGCAAGTGGAGCTTGGAGAACGAGACGTAATAGGTATGGAAACGAGCGCGGATAAACCGACGTACGCGAATATCTTAGATGAGTGGAATTGGGTAGAGGCCGGAATATCCGAAATATTAGCTGAGCAACCTCAGCTTACATTTAGGCCGGAAGATGTTTGTTTGGCTTGCCTTAATGGCGAAGCACATCTCTGGGTAGCAAAAGAAGGGTTCGTGATAGTTACATCTGAAGTAGATGAATTCTCTAAGGAAAAAACATTTTTGATTTGGTTAGCGTGGACAAAGAACCGCGGCCAAAGTTGCGCGATTAAGTATCTCCCATTCTTCTGCCAAGTGGCGAAAGCAAATGGGTTTAAGGATATTGAAACACGAACTCCAGTCCCAGCTCTAGAACATTACTTTTTAGACTCGGGTTGGAAGAAAGATACCGTAATTTATACGAGAGAACTATGAGCAGCAAACCTAAAAAGTCAGAGTACAAGGCGAGCGCGGCTGAAAAGACCGAGACGAAAATCGCGGCTCAGAAAGCGGAGTTCTTTGATAAAAACTACAACCCTCTGATCCTAAACGAGCTGGACGATGCTCTCACGGAGGACATTAGTAATATTGCACGTAGTCGCGGTAACGCCGATGTTATGCAAACGCTAACCTCTGGTACTACTTACGCCTCAACTCAGAATGCAGGCGAAGTCACCAGCGACCTGGCCAAAGGGTTTCAGGGTCAAATGCTTCAAGCAACCGCTGGCGCAGAAGGTATTAAGAATGACCGCGTCACTAGCGCAATCAGTGCAGCCCAAGGGCAGACCGCGGACAACGCCAAAGCCCAATCGGCACTTACAAACATCGGCACTTCCAGAACCCTTGACCGCGCCAAGAACAAGCTGCTGATACGTCAAGCAAACCTAGACGCTGGGACGAAGATAGCGGCCGCGAAGATGGACCAGAAGTTTGGCAAAGATGGCAAATGGGGCAAGTTTAAAGACGCAGTTGACGACGCAGAGAAGGGGTAACTGATATGCCACCAGGAATTGGAATGAGCGATGTGTACGCAGGCTACATGTCGATGGGAGCGGAAAATAACTCGCTCGCTCAAACTAGCAGTTTGACTGCCTATAAGAAGGGTCAAATTGATCCTGAACAAACGATGGCTAATATTAGTCAGGCCGACTACAACAACTACCTGAAAAATATACGGCCTCGCGAATTAGAGCTTCTTGAAAAAGCGAAGACTGATACAACCATTATAGACCAGGCAGTGAAAGACCGAGATGAATCCCAGCAGCTAATGCAAGGCATAAGCGACCGTAACGCGACTCGATATGGCGCTGCTTTGACCCCCGCACAGATCCACGAACAGGAACGGACTTTGGCGCGCGGAACAGCGGTAGGCGGAGCAGATGCAGTAAACAACGCACGAGTTGCTCAGAAGGATTCCAACCGCGCCCTTATGAATGACCTTACTAACATCGGGCAGGGACTAAACAAAAGTTCGCTTAGTTCGCTCAATAACGCGGCAGGCAATGCGGCGCAACGCGAAAGTGCTTACAAAAACGCGAAGGCGCAAGCCAGAGCGTCTAATACTAGTGCGCTAGCAGGACTCGCCGTCGGCGCAATAGTGCTGGGCTTATAAAAATTCAAATAGGTAATTAGCATGGCAGGCAATTCAAGTTGGTTAGCAGGCGCGAACGCAGTATCAAATGCAAGAGACCGTGACGAAGCGCAGAGTCTTCAGCAGCAGCAAGTTAAGCTAAATGAGGAGTCCGCAGATTTACTGCGTGACAAGTCAACTGTCGAGTCATCGATGGCTTACGCAAATGATCTCGGCATACTTGACTCCACAGGCACAAAGATTAATGCCAAGAAACTAACCTCGCTATTAACGACCGCCCGTGAGTCTGGCAATTTCAGCCCTGCGCTAGAAGGATTCGTAACCTCACTAGGTAATTCTGATTACTCTGTCCGTAATAACCCTGGATTTGCTTTTGAAGGTCTGACTGTAGGGCCAGGGGGCACACTCACTATGCGCGGCACTTACGACGGCCAAGAGGGCGACAAGTACCTCACCGAAGGCGCGGAGAAAGGCCAAGACGCCCCCGTAGGATTTTCCTCGACTGAGAAAGTTGCCAACATGGCATCGAACCAATTTAACGTGCTCTGGAACAAGCCTGGAATGGCAGCTACAAAGCTTGAGATCAGTAAAAAGTACCAGCTGGCCGGTAGCGCGCAGCAGCTTAGTGATAGCGCCGCAAAAGTCGACGAAAGTTTAGGGCTGTTGACTGACAGATCGGAAGAGCGTCGTGTAGGGAAAGAGTGTCTGAAC